AAAGTTATTCCTGGTCTGATCCCTACATTTGATGTTGCTTTGGCAACTGCATTTGAAAAGCATGCACACAGAATTGACTGGGACAATGAAGAATGGTTCTACTCACGTAAGCTAGATGGTGTCAGAGTTATTTGTAGAATTGAAGATCGTCAGATTAAATTCTTCTCACGTCAAGGCAAAGAGTTTCATACACTAAGCAATGTTGCTGCAGATCTTAGCGATCATGTACTAGCTACTGATAATATTGTATTAGATGGCGAGTTATGTATTGTTGATAAAAACGGTGATGAAGACTTCCAGTCAGTTATCAAAGAGATCAGACGCAAAGATCACACAATTAACAGTCCTCGTTTTAAAGTATTTGATTGCTTGACTACTGAAGAGTTCGATTCATGCACTAGTGAAAGAACAATGATGGAAAGATGGACATGGTTTATGAGAACACTCGGATAAGAATGCTTAATCAATGATGCATTCTCTATCGATCCTGTTACACACAATACAGTTATTAATGAAGAAGATGTACTAAGCATCTTAGATGTTGCTGATGAAGCAGGATGGGAAGGTATCATGCTTCGTAAAAACACTACTTACAAAGGCAAAAGATCAAATGATATTCTTAAATGTAAGAAATTTATTGATGATGAATATATCGTTAAAGACATTGAGACTGGTCCATTTAGAATTATCGACAAAGGAACAGGGCTTGAAACAGAAATCATGACAATGACAAATGTTATTATCGAGCACAAAGGAAATCCAGTGTCTGTTGGATCTGGATTCTCAATAGGTGATAGACAGGTTTATTTCAATGATCCTAGCAAAATCCTCGGCAAAGAAATTACTGTTCAGTACTTTGAAGAGTCTCAGGACAAGACAGGTAAATTCTCATTAAGATTCCCTGTCTGTAAAACAGTTTATGAGAACGGCAGGCAAGTATGATCGAATCAATTGTGATGATGATGCTCATGCTGCTTGGCGGAATGACAACTTTAATTTTTATAATAATGAAAGAAAAGGAAAATAAATGAAATACTACATCGCAACAGTTGTACAGGAAATAGAAATTCCTGTTGGCAACAAAGGCAATACTAAAATCAAAAAACTAAAAGAAGAAATTCTTGTAGGTGAAGCAACATCAGTATCAGTTGTTGAAAACAAAGTCGGTGAGATGATGACTGCAAATCCGAATGATTGGGAATTAACTTCAGTAAGAGAATCGAGAATCGTAGACGTTATATGATAAAAGTTCGCAATTTCAGACTTTTGCAGGATATATATAAAAATGACCCGTGGAAAATGTTGGTCTGTTGTATAATGCTTAACTTAACAACTAGAAAACAAGTCGATAAAATTCGACACAAGTTATTTAAAAAATATCCCAATCCTAGAGACTTGGCTAACGCAGCTGTATCAGAACTTTCTAAAATGCTAACACCATTAGGTATGCAAAATAAGAGAGCAGTTACACTAATTCGTTTTAGCTTAGAGTATCTTGACGGATTTAGTGATCCTTCTGAATTGCACGGAATTGGTAAGTATGCAAAAGATTCGTGGGAAATCTTTCAGCATAATAATTTTAATGTGCAGCCTAATGATAAGGTCTTGAATCTTTATTTGGCAACTGCACTAGAACAACAAACACAATTAGGGAGAAGCTAAAAATATGGCACTAGGTTATGCATGCATTAATATGCAACTCAGTTATCCGCAACAGTACGGTGGAAAAGAAAAAGGTGTAGAACGGATAACAACCGGGCGAACAATGATCAAACGTACTTTCGAATCGAAAGGTACAGATTATGCGTCTGAGATTATACTAAAAAACGTCAGAGATCTGGACAAGATTATCGAGTGGAACATAGAGCAAGGTTATGAGTTATTTCGCATCTCATCTTCTATGATCCCTTGGAAGTCCGAATATAAATGGGGCCAACTTAAAGACCTAGAGGAAATTAAGTTTTGGCTAAAATCTGGCGGAGAGAAAGCGACTAAAGGTGGCCTTAGGCTTACAACACATCCGGGACAATTCAATGTTCTTACATCACCGCATGAGCACGTAGTACAGAACTGCATCAACGACTTAACGATCCACGGCGAAGTATTCGATATGATGGGATTGTCTCGGACTCCCTACAATAAAATTAATATTCATGCTGGAGGCGTTTATGGTGAAAAAGAAAATGCACTAAACAGGTTCGTTAAGAACTTCGAACGTCTACCAGATTCAGTTAAAACCCGTCTTACTGTCGAAAACGACGATAAGGCAACATGTTACTCAGTGGAGGATCTATATCATGGAGTATACCGTCGTATTGGCTTGCCCATCGTGTTCGACTATCATCACCACAGGTTTTGCCCTGGCGATCTTACCGAGCGCGATGCCGTTAAGCTGGCTGCGTCGACTTGGCCGAAAGGCATCAAGCCTTGTTTCCATTATTCGGAATCTAGGAGTGAAGAAAAAGGCGACCCTAAAATAAAACCACAAGCGCATTCTGACTACGTATATCAGTACATCGATACTTATGGTTACGATGTTGATATCGTAGTCGAAGCGAAACACAAGGAGTTGGCAGTTGAGAAATATCATCAGATACATGGTAGATAGAATAAAACTTTCGATTATGCTTTTTTTGTATGGTAGGCACTTAAAGAAGAGATTTGAAAAAAATGACTTTGGCAGGAGGCCAGAATACTAAATGATTTTAATAGGTTTTTTTATAATTTGTATCGCTGGAATCTTTGGGGTACTAAAATACTATAAGGTAGGAGAATAATATGGACTTAAATGCACTTAACACAATAGGATATTTTGAGATAATGGAGATCTCGCTTTACCTGGCTGTAATGTATACAGGTAAGAGTTTTATAGACGAATTTTTTAACAGGAGGCTAAAATGAAAACAGCAAAGTATTTTAGTGCTACGTGGTGTGGACCTTGTAAACAATTCAAACCTATAATGCAAGAGTTATCAGATGAAGGATATAATATAGAGTTCATAGATGGTGATGAGAATAGACAAATGGCTATTGATGCTAATATTCGTTCAGTACCAACAACGCTTATTATGGATGGTGACGAAGAAGTAAATCGTATTGTAGGAATTAAAAGTAAAGAAGAAATGATCAAGGAGTTATCGTAATGGTATTAGACAGTTTATTAGCAGGTGTAATGTTATTTAGTTCATTCGCGGCAAGGACACCAAATACACAGCCAAACCCAGATGATTATGAGGTTAGTATTGGAATAAGCAATGATAATTTTTATGCTAACAGACAGTGGGAAAGAGAACTTGGTGAGTTCTACATAGATGATTTGTTTTGGTATAAGTTTGACAATGGCATTTATTTTAAACCTGAGTATATGGACAAGCAAAGCCAAGATGTAAGGTATCTCAAAATTGATGCAAGAAGAAGTTACAAAAACATGTCATTCGGCTTTACCAGCCGTAATACAAACGAAAATCTATTCAGTAGCAACTTTGTAACATTCATATCTTTTGGTGTGTCTAAAAAGAAAGCGTATTACAATAATAAAATAGAAGTTGATGTTTCTTTTGATGGCTACTTACCTCCAAGTGAAGAAGACGGTAGAGATACATTTGAATTTGAAGACAAGTTTAAAGTATCTTACAAGCTTACTGAAAAAATTAGGTTGTATAATGTAGGCGAAATATCCAAACTTCAAGGCAAAGAATTTTATAAAGCTAAAATAGGAATTGAGGTAAAAATATGAAGCAAGCAATAGCAATAGCTGCATGTAGCTTATTTTGCTTTACGTCAGGACTGTATCTTGGTGTACAAAAAGCAAATGATCGTGTAGCAGAATTAGGTGAACAATACAAGAAGACTGATGAAAAAGTCGCAGTGTTTACAGACTTAAACAACCCAAAAACAATACAGAGCTATGTCACACAGTTGAGAAAAATACTAGATGATATTACATTCCTGGGTAAACTTATAGAATCTGGTCAGATTGCAGATGAAGCATTAGCACAAATGAAAAAAGATATAGATGCAAAATTAAATATAATGGTAACGATAGATGATTTTGCATCATCAGTTAACTTTACACAAACACGAATGGCACAAATTGGTGTAGACCTTGACGATCTATACGATATTACAGAAGACATAGATGACAAGGCTGATAAGTCTGATAAGAAGATTAATAAACAATTAGATGTTATTCAAAAAGAACTAGATGAAGTCAAAGATCTTCTTAAAACATTTAATAAAAAGAAATTCTTTCACACACACAAA